TTTTTTTATTTTGTTATTTTCAAACTTAGCACCACTCCAAAAAACAAAAGTATCGTTTGTTATAGCTTGGCTTGTTGTATCAGCACCCTCTAAATAATAAAACATTGTATCTTTTCCGTTTGGTTTATAAAACTTATTACTATAAACACGATTATTATATTGAGTAAACCAATAAACCTCTATGTAAGTATAATTGGCTATACTATCGCTTAAGGTTATATCTCCATTACTCCCATTATCATTACTATATAATGTTATTGGGTTTGTTTTATTAGTAATTGTCGATAAAGTATTTAACAAAGTACTGAGTAGTCCTCTATTATGTACTACTCCCGTACTATCAATATAAGTATTATTTTTTAGTTTAATCGATTTACTCAATTAAACCACCACCTAAATTAAAACCTCCTTTACTGGAGATTTTAAATAAATAGGAGATACGCTTAAATAATAAGTGTACCTCCTCTCTTTGTAAGTAAAGGTATTTGTGTGTGTGTGTGTGTGTGTGTGTAGAGCCTCAAGGGTTACAGCGTTTTTTATCATACTTTTACCTCCTTACCACGTGTCAACGACATCATATTGTAATATCTCTTGTCCGTTGATGTAACACGCTCTATTATTACTACTAATAAAAAATATAGCTTGTCCTATATCCACGTTTACTGTTCGTGTATTGTTATCTATTCTATCAGTCGCTTGTATTTCAAACTCAAACGATTTTGTATTATCTAAAGATAATATAACATCACTACAAGTAAATGTACCATTAGAGGCTACCGTACCTATATTAGTCCAGCTAGACCAATTACCGCCAGTCTCACGATAGCGATATTTAACATTAGTTATAGCGTTTTTATCAGTATTATTTATTGTTAATTTAGTATAAGTACCACTAACTTTTATAGTTGTCTCATTTTCAAACCTATTAAGTCTTGTAGCACTTACGTTTATAACTGGTTTAGAATAATCATAAACCGTTATATCTTTATATGCTAAAGCTGGGTTGTTACGACTATCATAAGCTCTAACATTAACTCTTAAAGTACCACTATTAACAATAGTACCTATTTCTTTTGTAATATTACTTGTACTGTATGCTACCTCGTCATTTAAAGTATCACAACTCATAACATATTTATTAGGAGTTGCACTTTTTTGAGTAGTCATTTTATTAGTACTTGGGATACTAATTTTTAACTTACTATATCCTTTAACATATACTTGATTACTACCAGTAACAGCTACTATATCAGCGTTACTATCCTCGGTATTAAAGCTAGTAAAACTTGGGCTACACTCACTAACTTTAGTATAATAAGTTTTATTTCCTAAAGTTTTTACTACGCTACCGTAGGTAACTTTAGCGTAGTATGTACCGCTATTACTATTAGGTATACTAGCATATTGTCTATTTATAGCGTCAGTTGTTTTAAACTCGCCATTTACTACACCTTGATAAGTACCAGTATAAGTACCTAGTACTGTATTAGTATTTACTTGTAATATTTGGAGTGTAACATTTCTACCCAGTGGGTTGTATAAGTTAACACTAGCACCGTCGCCTATATTAAAATCGTTTATTGATGTAGGTTTAGGATAATCGTACGTAGTAGCGTATTTAGTATCACTTTCAGTCCATAACTGGCTATCACTACGCTTTACTCTTATTTTTACGCTGTGTTGATTACCAGCGGATAAACCACCAATATTAGTTGTAGGATATTGTCCTCCAGTCCAACCTCCGCCGTCAACCGAGTATTGTATAGCGTCGCAACTCGCACTTGCTTGCCAAGTAAATTGTATTGTAGTTTCGTCAACAGCCGATAAATCAAACCTTGTTATATCAGCATATCTTGGTATAGTATCCAAGCTCCAGCTACCGCTACCACTACAATTTACAGCGTAAGTATAAATACCAGCCTCAGCCGACGCACTAAACGACCTTGTACCGTCGTTATTATGATAAATACGTTTAGTACCAGTTTTAACGACTGTACCGTTCCATAATTGGATACGGTCGCTTGAGCTGTAAACAGTTTCGCCGTCAATAACAACTTTAAAAGCACCAGCCATATAGTAACCGCTTTTACTACCGTTACCTTTTAACTCCCAGCTAATATCACTATAATTACCCGCAATATCGTAACCAGTTCTCGACCAACTAAATATTAAGCCTCTATTACTATATTGGTTAGTCTCAAAACTACCACTTGTTGCCATATACTACACCTCCTCGGTTACTGGTACAAACGCCCAGCCTTGTAGATTTCCAGTTGTAATTGGTACTATTTTTATAGGAGCCATTTTAATACCGTCCTCAGCCTCCAGTTTTTTAACTAAAGTTGTATCTTTATTTAAACTAAAGACCTTAGTTAAAGTACCATTGATATTAGAATATCCCGCAAACTCTAAAGGAGACATTACGGTATAATCTCCAAGATATACACTAGATTTAATTAAAACACCGTCTAAGTTAATATTGACTTGAGTATTCATTACCTCGCCACTAGCTTGTTGCCATTGAGTTTTATACTCGCCAACAGCTAACATATTATCGGTAAATGTGGCGTCGCTATCAGCACTACCGTAAAACTCAACTATAAAGTACTCGTCTTTAGGTAGGATAGCTTGTATAGTGTATTCCTTATAAAAAGCACTCTCGCCAACTGGTATATCTATTCTATACTCGTCAATAGCGTTATATAATCTTACATAACAGCTACCAGTTGTATTTTTCTTTATTCTAGTACTAAAAGTGTAATATACTTTATCGACATCAGTTTCGGCACTAGCTTTTACTCTAACTTGTTGGCTTACTGTCTTATTATTTAAAACAAAAACGTGTCCGCTTAAGCCACCATTAGCCATAGCCTCAGCACTCGCACTTATTAAAAGTGTACCAGCTCCGCTTACGTCCCAGCTTGTTGGGTTACCCTCACTATCATAAGCAAACATAACGGAGTTTTTAATTAAGTTAGCACCACCACTATTTTGTACCGAGTTTATAATGTTATCTATATCTTGATAGACTTGAGTAAAGTTTTCGTGTATTATTCCGTCCTCTTCGTACATATCAGTAACTAAACTGGTAATATCTTGTTGTTGCTTATCAACTATAATCTCAGTATTTTTAACTCTTTTAGCTATTGTAGTAGCATATTGATATTGAGTTTGTGTTTTGGTTTCAGCTTTAGTTTTTAAAATCTCTTTGATACCACCGTCAATAGTTATACTTAAATTAAATAACACAGCGGTAAACTCTTCGTCTAAATCATTTACTAAAGTAAAACTGTCAGCTATCTCATACCAACCTAAGCCCTCAGTATTAGCCTCAAAAGGATAATAACTTATACCGTGCATAGCGTTATAAATAGGTGTCATAGCGTTATCACGGTCTTTATCTATAATCTCGTTATTTTCTATACGCCACTCAGTCAAACCGTTGTCAGCTATACTTTGGTCGTCGTTCATATAGATATTGTCGTTTTGCGGTGTACGAGCAAGTACAACGCTGTTGATTTCTCCGTATTGTGGCTCGAGTTTGAGTTTCATTAAATTATCGTAAGTTACAGTCTCCTCGGTATCGGTAATTGGTTTAAAATAAATCTTATCGTCATTAGTTATAATAACTGTCGTACAAGTAACTTGAGCTATTTGTTGTAATATATCACGATAAGTTATACCGTCTATATTGCTCCATAAATCTTGGGTTACTTGCCAGTTGTTATGTACGCTAAAGCTGTCATTTTTAACAGCCATACCAAAACTACTACATAAGGCTACTGTATAATCATATAGACCCATTGGATATTGGATATTAAGCGGTCTATATTGTACCATTGACCTTATCATACGGTCATATCCAGTAATTGTTGTAACTCCAGTATCTTTGACATTAGTTATCTCAGTTACTAAAAAGCTACCATAATCTAGGTACTCAAAGGTACCGTCGGTTAGTTTAACACCAAAACCAGCGTGTACCCATTGACCTAGGAGGCTATAATCTCCAATAAACTTAGCCTCTAATTTTTTCATAGCTGTTTTACATAGTCCAGCCTCGCAACTTATTTTAAATTGTATCAAGTCGGTATCACTACGTATGGTTTGACCTCCATAAGTGATAAAGGCTTGTAACTCTTTTACTGGCTGTTTCATAGCTTGTTTAAAATCATTACTTACCGCTATCATTGTTAATACCTCCTTTTAGAGACTGGCACTAAGTTAACATTAAAAGGTTTATATCTACCTTTTTCTTTATTATCTAACTCAACGTCATAATCACTAGCATAATATTGAGTTGATACTGTTTGTTGTATTCTTACATCAAACCAAGTAACAGTAAAGTAGTCTTGGTCTAAAAGCTGTGTTAGTTGGCTCATTTCCGCTTGAGTTGTATATCCAACTTGCATTGTTATTTTAGGAAATATACCAATAAGCACGGCTCTAACGTCTCCGTTCATATTACGGTCGGCATTTTTCCAAAGTTTAGCTCGACCAATTTTATATGTTACAAGATGTGGTATTGTAGTATTATTTATTTTTACTAAATCGCCGTCATAAATCATACATTAAACACCTCCCCGTTATTTTCAAAAGACTTTTGGTTAAGACCGTCTACTACTTTATCTAGTATTGTATCTTCGCCGATTTTAACGACTAATTGTATTGGTTGTCCGTCGCCGTTTCCTCTAGTATTTATTTGCTCGGCTAGTTCAGTTATCCAGCCCGTATTGTGTTCTAGTGGCATTATTGCCTCACGTCCATAGTCTCCAACGATTACTGGAGTTGGACTATCTACAACACCACCTCGAGCTAGTTTTTGTAGTGGGTCAATATGAAAACCTTTACCACCAACGGCTGGTACCCAGTCGGGTATCTTTATCTTATTAAGACCTTTAATAAAGGCGTTAATACCGTCAATTATAAAGTTAATTGGAGCTTTAAATATTCCAACTAAACCGTCAACTAGACCCTTAAAGATGTCTTGTACTCCTTGCCAAGCCTTTTTCCAGTTACCAGTAAATATACCAGTAATAAAGTCTACTAAACCGCCAAGAGCTTTAAATATACCTTTGACAACATCACTTATTACAGCTATAACAGTACCCATAACTCCACTAATAAGGCTACCTATAAACGCAAACGCTGGTTGTAACTTATCTAATAGCCACATAACTACTGGAGCTATAAACTTGTTGTAGATTTCTAAAGCACCGTTTACAAGTTTCATTACAAACTCGCCGATAACTTTAACCATATCTTTAATATGAGTATCCCATAGCCAACTTAAAGTCTCTAAAAATGGCTCTATAATTGGAGCTAGGACGTTATCCCATATACTTTGAAATAAAGCGATAGTTGTTGTAACAAACTCGCCTATATTATTTATAAGTGGCTCGCCGTATTCGTTCCATAAATCTAATAAGATTTTAGAATAATCAGCCCATATTTTAGCCATTTGTTTACAAGCTGGGTCGACGGCGTCTTTCCATATTGAGTTAAATAATTTAGTAACTCCACTAATAATTGGTTGACCCCAAGTTTGGATACCAACGTCTAAGTCAGTAAAAAAGCCAGTCCATAGTAAACTCATATTAGTTAAAGCTGTACCAACATCTAGCTCAATATTAGACCAAGTAGTTTGTAGGTTAGTCCATAGGTTAATACCTAAGGTACTCCAATAGTCAAATAAAAATTGACCGTATGTAGTAGCAAAACCTACAAAGGCTTGTATTGGCTCACTATTCCATATATTACGTACAGTCTCGCCAACAACACCAAAAATACCTTGTAGTTTTTGGGCTATTTGGTCGGCTTTACTTAGTTCGTCGGTCATACCCTCAAAAGCGGATAAATCTATACCGCTAAGGTCTCCAACAGCACCGCCTCCGCCACTATCACTATCGCCACCACTTGAGCTGGTATTTTCTTTTAAGACGTTCATTTCGTCAAACCCAGCTAAACCGTGTAGCTCTTTATTTAATTTTTTAGCCGACCCAGTAGCTTTATCTAAGCCACTAGCCGTTGAGCCTCCGCTGGCTCCTAGATTTCCTAGAGATTTACTTGTATCGTCTACTTGTTTTTTAGTAGATTTACCAAAAAGGCTACTTATACTACTAACAGCCCATACGCAAGCCTTAACAAACCCAGTTATATAAGGTATTACGCTGTTAATTGCTTTAGCTATACCATTGAAAAAGCCAGCAATATTACTTTGACCTATTGCGTTCATAATATCCGCTAGACCTCTTGTAAGTGCTGTCTTAACATTAGTAATTGAGGTAGCTACACCACCAGTACTGTTACGGGCTTGCTCTTCAAAACTTTGAAAACCATTAACGCCTTTTTTGTTTAGCTCAGTTATCTTAACCATAAACTCGTCCATACTTACTTTACCAGTACGTAGAGCCTCGCCAAGTTCATTACTACTAGCGTATCCCATAGCAATAGCTACTTGTTTTAATTGAGCTGGCATAGCTGTCATAGCTGTACGCCACTCCATCATATCGGGTTTACCTTTAGCATAGGCTTGGCTTAACTGTTCTAGTGCCGACTTTTGTATTTCAGTACTAGCACCACCACTTAAGATAGCATTATTAAGAGCTAAAAACATCTCAGTACTAGCTTTAACATTACCGTTAGCACTAGCAAAACGTTGTACCGACATAGTCGCACTATCCAAGGTAGTTGGTAAACCAATTAAAGCGTCGCTTAGACGTTTCATTGAGGCTTGGGCGTCCTCATTACTTATACCTAAGTTACTCATAACCTTAGGAAAATTGTTAAGGGCGTCAAGTCTACTAACCGCCTCGTCCATTTGTGAGCCGATTAACTTACCTATACCAAGAGCTATAATACCAGTTTTAAGAAAATTAAAACTTTTTAACATAGCTGTTGATGTCTTGTTTGCCATTTTTTGCATACTTGTAACTTGTTTTTGAGTATTTTGTATCTCTTTACGCAAACTGTCAGTATTAGCCGTTATCAAGACTTGTAACTCTTCAACTGTCATTTATAACACCTCCCATTTTTATTGTGTTTCTACGAGCTTGTTTTTCCATTTGCTCGTCAGTCATTGGCTCTAGTTCGGTGTTTTTCTCAGTAAACGGCTCTCTAGGATAGTGTTTTGGGTCATTAAAAGCGTAAGCTATATATTTACCCAAAATATGATTTAAACCGTCCACCTCTTTAATACGTTCTTGTTGTTTTTGATTATAGACTTTAACGTGTTTTATATATTGTTTTACATCTAACGACCAAAAATAATGGAGGTCAAGACCTATTTTAATAGCGTCCTCCTCCAAGTCTCGCCACGTATCGCCAAAAGTTTTTACATCTCGTTTATCATTTCTTTGGCTTGAGACATCTTGTTGTTTATAGCTTGTCTCATTTTCGCCACGTCCATTTGACGAGATAAAAAACCCCCGTTTACTAAAGCCTCCATAATATCTAGGACTAACTCGTCCTTATCGCTTTCCTCTAAGTATTTATCAATAACGTCCATAGCAACAGTTTTACTTACTCCGTGTTGTCCGTTATCGTCGATTAGTCCTTTTTGTATAAACATACATAACATACCAATAGATGTATCAGTTATACAGTTCTCTATTGGTAACTTTCTAGCTTGTTCTATTTCGTCTACTTTCGTAGCATTGTATTTTAAGTTTAATTTTTCCATAATATCCTCCATTTTCTTAGTTTTTACGTGCATTGTAACGCAACGAGGTGGGTAATTACCCGTCTTTTTGTATTTCGTTGCGTCTCACAGCACGATTTTTTAATAAAAAAAGTGGGAGACCAGTTAAAAAACCAGCCTCCCACAGTTAATTACACACTTGCACTTGATTTTGTATAAGTTGGTTTTCCACTTATTCTTAAACTAGCCGAAAAGCCAGCTAAACCGTCAGTAGTTTTTTCAGTATCCTTAAATGATTTAACAAAAGCTGTAAAAGTCCAAGTAGCACCACTTGGATAAGTTACAACCCAGTCCTCAAGGCTTTGACTTTCAGCTAAAGCAAGCATTTTTTCAACGTTAGCCTCATTTTTAATATTACCAGCTAACGATACCTCGCCAGCGTCTTTTGACCCAGCGATAAACTCTTTATAGTTGTTTGGACTATCTAAATCAGTAGCGTCGATTTCTTCACTTTCAACACCAATTTCTCCAATAGATGTTAAGTTAGCGATTACAGTATCTTGTAACTCGTCGCCACTTTTTATTTTTTTAAGAGTAGTCCCCATAGTTCTTGTAGCTTGTCCGTTCATATTTTTACCTCCTTTTAAGCTATTGTAGTAAATCTATTATTTATATGAAATAGATTACCAGTATTAGGTACGTCGTTACTAAACGACATTATGTAGTTATTTTGACGCATTACCTCCTCGACTTGAGATAATACTTGACTAGCTGTAACGCTATCCTCAGCCCATATATCAATAATTATTTCTATATCTTGACTAATTATTGTATTATCTAAATCTACATTTATTGAGTTATCCCCAACTCTAAATATAATAGCTGGTAAATCGTTAAATGTAGTTGGTTGAGTTTGCGATACGTAATAGTTTAAAGTTTTCAAACTGTTATAAATATCACTTTTAGGTAAGTACATAATTAACCTCCTTATTTACTATTATTTTTTAAATCGGTATGTAGAGCCTCTTTAAACATAGCTTTAATTTTTTTCTCATTACGTTTGATAGCTGGATACATATATGGTTGAGCCACTTGACCCTCAGTATAGTAAAAGTCCTCGCCGTCGTTAGGGGTAAAAACCCAAGGTGTTGACCTATAACTTAATTTAATATCTTTATTAGGGTATGTACCGTTACCTTTAGACCCAGTACCAAACTCAACAAAAGGAGCATAGCTAAGATTTGTATATACTTTACCAATTATTGTTTTACCCTCAGTTATTACTTTAGGGTGGATACTACCAGCCAAAGTACCAGTATCAACTGGGGCTAAGGCTTTAGCTTGTCCGTGTACCAATAATGTAGCTGTATTCATTGTCTCTTTAACTTGCTCCGTTTTTGAGATATTATTTAATTTATGTATAAGACTATCTATACCTTTAATAGTTATTGACGCCATTTTGTCGCCACGATAAGGATATGACTATCACTTGGTAGTACATCAGTAACGTTATAAATAACATCATTGTATTTAATAATATCGTTTACTACTATGTCAGTATCAGTACTGGCTGTTATTGATATATCTATCTCGTAGTCAAGTCCGTACTCCTCTTGTATAGATTTACAGTTTGCAAAACTTACGTTACCGTTAAAACTATCAGCAACCGTTAAGCCTTTATATGTTACGCCACCCTCGGCGTCAGTTGTTGTTTGATTACTCATAACCTCAACTGTTTTATCATAAAAGGCTTTAGCTATTGCTGTCGTCATTTTGTTTGGGATATACAACTTTAACCCTCCTATATCTACTTAGTAAAGCGGTAAAACCACTAAACAACTCCTCGTCGCTTGTAGTAGTAAAATATTGCTTTACTCCGTCGGCGTATGTTATAGACTGTCCGTTATCGCTAATAGATTTAACAGCTTGGTCTACGTCGCCATTGTTAGATATACTAGCGTTAGCTTTTGCTAGACCAGTATTAACTATATTAGCGAGTATACGCTCTAAACGAGTAGGTATAGTGTCGCTATTTAAGTAAAGTTGTACTCTATCTAACACCTCGCCTATAACAAAATCAAGTAAAGTATTACCCTCTATTGTTATACTTGGGTTTATGATGTGTAAGTATTCTTTAATTTTAGCGATTATTTCGTCCATATTAACACCTCCTTATTTAGTAGAGACTTGCTTTTCTATTTTTATTAAACGCTAGCGTTTTCAATAGTAGCGTATTTAATTAAATCAGGCATAATTGCCTTAGTACCTTTAGAGAAAAATAACTCTAAACCATAATTATTAGATAAGTTAATTTTTTCAACGTCGTATTCGTCAGTAACAACTGGTTGAGCGATAGCTCCGTCTATCATACAAATAGCGTCTTTAGTTTGTCTTGAGTTAGAGTAAATACGTACGTCATTAAATACTTTTTCAGTAACTCCGTTTAAAGAGTTAGTAGTTTCGTTGATATAGTTTTTAATTTTTGAGTAGATAGCTGGTTTAACTGTTAATACTAATAAGTCTCTATCAACACCGTCAACATAATCGTTTACAGTATTTTCTACATCTAAGATTAAATCTTCGATTTTTTCAACAATATTAGCTCCAGTAACAACCTTGTTAGTTCCTTCGCTTTCAGCACAAGCAAAGAATTGTCTATCTAAGTAAGCTACCATACGTTTAGCGTGGTTAACTTTTCTCTTTTCAGCGATACCACTTACTCCGTGTAGTCTTAAGTCAGTTTTGTTAAACTCTTCAACGATTTCCTTATCAGTATCAATATTTACTGTAACTGGTTTATCAATTAAGTGGTCTCCTTTTCCATTAGTTCTAGCTGTACCTTGGTCTTTAACTTCAGCGTTAGTAAATCTTGAGATTTCTACACTACCAGTACTTGGGTCTCCACTATAATTTTTATTTTTAATTTGTTCACTTACAGCGTCTTTTTGTACGGCTTCAATTACTCCTCCGTATGTTTCAGCTAACTTATCTTTATCATTTTCATTTATAAAAATATTTCTTGCGTCAGTTCTTGCCATATTAACATCACTCCTTTATATAATTTTTTGGCATTGTCTTATTAAGACATTAAAAAGCAACAGTACCACTATATTTAGGTTTACTGTCGTCGTTATCATTAGAAAAGTCTTTTGGTGGGTTACCTTTTAATTTATCAGTAACTCCAGTCTCTACACTCTTGTTGTAAGTTTTTGCTAGTGTATTGATTTTCTCTTCCATTTTAGTAGCGTCTAAATCAACTACAAAGTCCACTAAGTCAATAGGGATATTGTTTTTTGCTAATAGTTCTTGAGCTTTTACTCTATTTT